ACAGCAACTGGCTTCTTGACAAGTGGTTGGGCTTCTAGCTCTAACATCACTATCGCTGCTACTTCTGCTGGTTCAGCAGCATTGAATCAAGGTGACGTTATCACTATTGCTGGCGTATATGCAGTCAACCCACAAAACCGTCAAGCATACGGCTCTAACAAGTTGCGTAACTTTGTTGTGAACTCTGCTGTAACTGTTCCATCAAGCGGTTCTGTAACTGTGAACGTATCTCCAGCCGTTATTACTGCTGGTCAGTTCCAAAACGTTACTGTAACTTCAACTGGTTCACAATCAGTAGTTCCATTCAATAACACAGGCGTAGTATCACCACAAAACATTATCATGCACCGCAACGCATTTACACTTGCTTGTGCTGATTTGGAATTGCCAGATGGCGTTCACTTTGCTGGTCGTGCAAGCGATAAGGAAATTGGTTTGTCAATGCGTGTTGTTCGTCAATACACAATTAACAATGACTCAATTCCTACTCGTTTAGATGTGTTGTACGGTTGGGCTCCACTCTACCCAGAGTTGGCTTGCCGCGTAGCAGCTTAATGAATAAGGGGGATTAAGTTCCCCCTGTTTAACATTTAATTAAAGGAAAAAATCATGGCGAATCCAGGTCCAGCAACCACCGTTTCAGCTCACCCACAGTTATTAAACTCTAATCAAGCAGTTCGTTTGTTAGCAGTTTACAAGGGTGTTAGCACAGCGGCAGCAGGCGATACACAATTACCTATTATTGATAGCACATCTTACTCTGTTCAAAACATTGTAGTGACTAACGCTAACAATAACGGTACAACTGCTGACGTTCACACAGTAGTATTTGGTCTTTACACAGCTCCAGCACAAGGCGGTACTGCTGTTTACTCAGCAACAGCTTTGACTAGCGTAACAGGCTCTACAGTTGTTGATGTAATCAGCCCAACAACTACTGCTGTTCAAACTGCTCAAAATCTATACGCAAACATCTCAACACCATTCGTTGCAGCAACGGTTGATGTTTATGTTTACGGTTACGATTTTAGCTAGTAAAACAATGTAGTAATGGAGAAAGGCTACTCTCAAAAAGGGTAGCTTTTTTTCTATTTAAAGCTATAATTAACCATCTTTCTGCAAAGGAAAAATCATGTCATCTACTACTATCACTCGTGGTAACTCACACGAAACTTTTTACATTCAACCAACTTTAGACAATACATCTAACTCATTGGCTGCTAACACAACTACTGCTGTTACTTACACAATCCCTGGCATTTTAGCTACTGATATTGTGACTGTAATCGGTGCTGTTGGTACTCAAACTGCTGGTGTTGTTATTGCTGAAGCTGATGCTACTGCTGCTAACACAATTCAAGTTCAATACGGTAACTTAACTGCTACTGCTACTTTAAAACCTGTATCTGGTGCTTACATTCTCCAAATTACTCGTCTTGAAGGCCCAGCTCCTGCAACTGCTGTTTAAGGATAAATCATGGCTAATACATCAGTTATTCGTTTAGCAGGTAAAACGTATGGTTTTTCAGTAACTTCTACATCTTACGCATCAACTTTGATTGATGACACGACAAACGACCAAGTAAACTACGCTTCATTCTTGAACGTGGGTTCTGGTGCTTGTTTAGTAAGATTTACGAATTACTCACCATGTCCTGCCGCTGTTTGGGCTGCTGATGGAACAGCACAAGAAGGCTTTGTGTTGCCGCCATTGATGGAAGTGCCAATCGTTATTGCTGTACCAACCACACCGTTTTACATGACTGCTGTTTGTCCATCAGGCTCTACGACAACACTTTATGTAACACCATGTGCTGACCAGTCATAGGAGCTTATTATGGCTAATCCAGGTGTAGCAAATAGTGCAGTAACCAATATTGTTCCAGTTCAAGGTGTTTTTGACCAAAATGGTGTATGTATCAGCTTAATTGGCCCTGGTGGTGAGTATTTTAATGCTCCATTACCTTCTACAATTACTGCTACAAACATTTATGCTACATCAGAGATTGGCTATAACGGTGGCAACTTTGGCACAGTAACGCAAGCTAACAATAAGACTACTGGTGTGACAATTAACACATCATCTGGTCAAATTATTACTGCAAACTCACAATTAGCACCAGCAGCTCAAGCATTATTTGTAGTTACAAATAGTCAAGTAAGTGCTAATGACAACGTAATCTGTTCTATCGCTTCTGGTGGAACTGTGGGTGCATACAATGTATTTATTGCAGCAATTGCTAACGGCTCATTCTCTGTAATCATTAAAAATAGTACCAATAATGCTTATAGTGAATCAGTAACTATCAATTACTCAATATTGCATACAGCATCTTAAAGGAAATTGGATGTCAGACCCTGCTAAAACCATAGACCAGAATATTCTGCCCGTACAGGCGTTATTCAATCTTGATAATAGTTTTAATACTTTTATCGGGCAGGGTCAGCCATTCTACGCAACAATTAATCCTATTCAATCAGGATTAACAATTACAAATAGCACGATTGATAGCTCATCTATTGGTTCAATTAGTGCTTCTACTGGCGCATTTACTAATGTGTCAATGTTGACAGGTCAAATTACAACAACACCTAGTGGCAACACAGACATTGCTAATAAATTTTATGTAGATACAGTTGCTCAAGGTCTAGGCCCTAAAGCAGCATGTAAATGTGCTACTACAGTTAGCATTACATTGTCAGGTTTACAGACCATTGATGGCTACACTACGTTGGCTGGCGATAGAGTATTAGTAAAAAATCAAGGTTCTAGTCAATACAATGGTATTTATAACGCTTCTGCAAGCACTTGGACTCGTGCAACTGACATGGATGTATGGTCAGAAGTGCCAGGCGCATACACAGTCGTTTTAAATGGTGGTCAAGCTAACACAGCATGGGTATCAACATCTGCTGACACAGGTACTATTAACGTAACGCCAATTACTTGGGTATTATTCTCAGGCGTTTCTACTTATACAGCAGGAACAGGCTTAACTTTAGCTGCCAATCAGTTTTCTATTACAAATACTGGCGTTACATTAGGTTCTTATGGCTCTGCATCAAGTGTTGGCACATTTACTGTCAATGCTCAAGGTCAATTAACTAACGCAAGTAGCACATCTATTGCGATTGCGGCATCACAAGTTACTAGCGGAACGATTGCATCTAGCTTAATTAGTGGTTCATACACAGGAATTACTGGAGTAGGAACACTAACAGCAGGTACATGGAACGCCACTCCAATTGCTAATAGCTATTTAGCTAATTCTAGTATTACGATTAATGGTAATTCAGTCAGTTTAGGCGGTTCTACAACAGTTACAGCTAACACACCAAACGCATTGACGTTTAATAATAGCGGAACTGGTGCAGCATCTGGAATTACGTTTAATGGTGGTACTGCACAAACTATTTCTTACAATACTGTAGGCGCACCATCAACAACAGGTACAAACGCATCTGGAACTTGGGGTATTGGCATCACAGGTAACGCAGGAACAGTCACCAATGGTGTTTATACGACTGGTAGCTATTCAAATCCTGCATGGATAACATCTATATCAGGTTCTATTGTAAGTGGTGCTGTGGCTTCTGCTACGCTTGCTACAACAGCAACTAATATTGGTGGTGGTTCTGCTGGTGCTTTGGCTTATAACACAGGTGTTGGTGCTACAACATTTTTAGCGTTAGGAACGACTAATTATGTGCTAACTGCTGGTGCTTCTGCGCCACAATATGTTGCTCAATCTACTTTATCTGTAGGTTCAGCAACTACAGCGACTACTGCAACTAATTTAGCTGGTGGTGGTGCAGGATATATTCCTTACCAATCAGGCGCAGGTTCAACATTATTTTTAAGTGCTGGAACTACAGGTCAAGTATTAACATCTAATGGCACTAGCGCACCTACTTGGACAACTCCAACGGCTTACGCAACAGTCACAGACGATACAACTACTAACGCTGTTCGCTATCCATTATTTGCTAATCAAACTAGCGGTAATATTTCTACTGAATATACAAGTTCTACTAAATATCAGTTTAATCCATCAACAGGTTTATTGACTGCAACAGGATTTAGTGGCTCTGGCGCAAGTTTGACAAGTTTAACTGCTGGTAACTTATCAGGCACAATTCCTAGTGGCGTATTAGGTAATTCATCACTATATATTGGCACGACTGCTGTACCACTCAATGCGGCAAGCGGTAGCATTACTTCACTTGC